TTGTTCGGTTTCCCATTTACCAGCTGCTTGACTATCTTCTCGAAGTCTTGTTTTAAAAACTTGTTTGTATTCTGGTGAATCCATTAATGTCTTTGCCTTACGACCAAAACGAATAGCTAATTCTGTAGTGTGGGTTGTTTGTATAATTTTAAGATCAGGTTTACGTCCTACCATCCAAGAGGGAAGCAGGTAAGACGCGAACTCTGACTTAGTATGCCTTGGCGGCATATTAATAATTAATCTTTTAATTTTACCAGAAGCAATCTGATTAAATTTGTCAGCAATTTTTTTGTGATGTTTACCTTCTATAAACTCAGGCCATACGTGTTTGACAAAATCTAAAAACGAATCGTGGACCTTGGATTGCTTGGTCTTTTCACTCAACTTCATTGCTAGTTTTAAGAATTCTTTTTGCGCGTCAGGCGGCAATTTATCAATGTAATCTTGATTCATAAAATTTTTTGCAGAATTTTTTTAACTCTGTTTTCCTCTTCATAATGGTTTTACAGCCAGTATATCTCTAAATCAAGGCATAAAGGTAAATCTATTGGGACCCCTTTTAAAAAAAAGGGTGGTGGGGGGTGGCGCACAACTGTAGATTGTAAGGTGTTTAGGGACCTCTATTGGTCCCTAAACAATTAACCACAGAAAGTTAATCTAGTAATGCCATATATTCTTTAGTGAAGTTTACACTAAACCAAGATAATCCCTTTTGCATAGTGTCATAGTCCTCGGTCTGTTCCGCACCTATGATTGTGTCATAGATTGCAACAGCAAATGCAGGTAGCTTTGCTGATTGTTGAAATGATTCGTCGCTAAATCTATTATAGATTGTCATTTCTTTTGTTGGCTCATTACCAAAGTAACATTGGTCAAATGGTTTTGGTATGTTGTATGTTTTGCCTTTGTATTGTATTTGCATATTATCCTTTCTGTTATGTATGGGATTATATACTATTATAATCCTTTTGTCAATAGTTATTTTTAATTATTTATAATATTCCTTTCTTCCCCTGTTATCATATTACGCTCAACATACCTTGGCGCATTTGGTATTGGATTATAATTATCGTCATAGTAATTACGATTCCAAACTTGGCACCACGCATTGTCTTCTGTTAAAACTATAGGCTGCGTTAATCTACCAATGTAATCAATGGCTCTATCCATAAATTTTCTTGCCCAATCGTCATAACATTGCAATGAACAAAAATTTCCATTTCCATAATAGAGGTTTGATCTTCTTCTAGTTTCATTTCTTTTGTTTCCTTTTGGTCCTCGTTTCCTGTCCTTTGTGTCGTAAGTATGGCATTTCGGTCCTTGACAAAGTTTACTCATAATGTGGCAACCCCCCAAAAATTGTTAGCACGCCACCAAAAGTAATTAGTAAACCTAATATTTTATGATCGCCACTATGTACAAAAGTTATTACACCTAACATTGCTACTACAAATCCTGTTAGTACCATTAGTAATCGCATTATCATTTTATTCCTTTCTGTTTATTATGGGATATTATAACATAATATCCCATAAATGTCAATAGTTAATTTAAACTATTTTGTTTCTTTTCATACTCCATACGCAACGCTATCTTTTGTTCTCTTGTCATTGTAGTATTCTTCATACCTTTAATCATACTTGCCAAATTAACTGGATTGTAAATTGTTAATCCTGTTGAATTAACTCTAACAAGTTCTGCCTCATCAATGGTAATACCAAGTTCAGTCATTAACTCAACACCCTCACTTAAATACCTATATGCTTTCAATCCTGTTTTCATAGCTTGTTTTTGTTTTTCAATACTATCAATCCATTTTTGATGACAAGTAATTACATTTGCCTTTGCCTGTTTCCAAATTTTAAATATTAAAAATTCTTCTTTACTACAAGCAATAGTTCTTGAACGACAATGGCTAGTTCCGATAATGTCTAAATAATATTGTCTATCAAACTCTTTTGTCATTCCAATATTATTATCATTTTCAGAATTATAACTATTATATCTTGAATAACCTAGCGCTTTGTCATTTGCCTCAATGTGTTTTGTCTTATGTGGGTTATCTTGCTTTTCGTTTTGTTGTGCAAAAATATCTGCATTACACTCTTTTGCTTTTAGTTCTTCTCTTTTATAAGCATAAGCAAATTGTTTTCCTGTTTCATTACCATAGGAACTACTTTCACTAACATCACCAAACAAACCAAAATCAAAATGTTCAGATACATTTCTGTCATCTTCATCTTCATCTTTTTCTAGTTTATCTTTTGCATAAGAAAAATAAAAACATTTATCTTTTGCTACAACATCTAATGGGCTACCATATTTTTTCTTTAAAGATTTACAAGTTAAAACATCTTCTGTTGGATATGATCTCATAACAACTTGGGTTGCAACATTAAATGCGTGAGGATATAGTTCATCAACTTTTTCTATTGATTGAAGATACGCCTCGCGTTCCTGTGTGTTTTCTTTTTCTGCGTGGTCAACATACCGATTTAAAATCTTATTTCTAAATTCAGTATTCATTCTTATTTTAGACATATATTTTTTTCCTTTCTATGTATATGTATGGGATAATACATTATCCCATACACAATGTCAAATTTAAAATGGCATTTTTTCATTTAGTTCTTCATCTTCTGTTTTGCCATTTGGTTTTTCTTTTTTTTCTTCGCCAAGTAATAAATCAACTACTTGTAAATGATAAGTTCTATCCTCATCATCATTTAGCTGTTCATAAGCTAACAACATTTTTGTTGCTACCTCTAGTTCAAACGCCCTGTCTTTCATAATATCAAAATGAGGTACTTTTTCAAAAGAGTACTGTCTTTTGCAAATTACGAAATATTTTTTTGTTTCTTGTGTTGACATATTTTCCTTTCTGTTATTTATTATGGGATATTATAGCATAATAATATCCCATTGTCAATAGTTATTTTTAGTATCTTACAGTCCAAGCTAAAGAGGCATTTCTAAAATTATCTGCCTCAATATCCCAATATGTAAAATGGGTTTTTCCTTTCTTATCTTCATATATTCTGCAACCCTCAACCCATTTGCCTAATCTTGTAATATGCTTTTTATGTTTTTCGGCATAATAAGTTATTTTAAATTGTTTGTCTGTAATCATATTTTCCTTTCTGTTTTTATTATGGGATATTCTAACATAAATAAATATAAATGTCAATAGAAAAAAAATAATTTTTTTGTTGACTTATGGGAATATATAGTATATAATCCCACCCATAAATAACAGAAAGGAAACTATGAACGCAAAAGAAAAACAATACCAAGGTGCTCTAGACGCTATGTTTACAAAAGAGGGTTATTTAAAAAGTAATCTAAACCCAACGGATATTGCCGCAAGAGTTTATACTGCTGTAGAAATAGCTATTGGAGATGGTGGTTTTAGGGCAAAAGAGGTTGTAGAAAACTTTTCTCAACTTATGGAAATGGACAGCGTAAGATATTCAAAACAAAGAAAATTTTACGGATAAATAACTTGACTTTATTGTGGGATTAGTATATAATCCCACAATCAACAGAAAGGAAAAATGAAAAAAGAAAAAATAAATCACCCTGATCATTTAACGCCTGAAATTATACAGAGTGCATTATTTATACATAATGCTGAAGACAGTCAGGACGCACAGAAAAGAATACAATTTTTACAAAATAAATTTTCTGACAAACAATTAAGTTTCATTATGGCAATCTTAATGTTGCCTTATTTAATGCAGATAGTTGAAAAGTCAGATGAATATAAAAGTTATTTTGATAACAGAAAGAAGACATTAAACTAATTCCCTTTTGCTAATTACGGAATTAAAAACTCAAATTAGCTAAGATCAGTTGCTGTGCACTGCGGAAAATAAACCGCTATAGCATAGGTCGCGATTCATATTGGAATGGCCACAAAGCCGGAATGCGTGGCCCGCCTACGCAGGACAGTAACTAATCCGGGATCAGATTTGGACGAGACATACAATAGTATTAAATGCACAGGTATGGTCTGTGCATCATCCAAAGCTGATCCCGGATTAGAAAGGAATTTATGATTGATGACCAAGCTAGGCGACGATATTATGCTTCGCGCTTTTCCCTCTTCGTAAGCTATGGGCGTGTTGCGCCCGCGACGATGCTTGGACCGGCGGGCGTGCGTTCCCTGATCAGGAAGCGCCGGCCGGTATATGAACACCAGCTGGAAGCGGCAAGCTACAAGCTACAAGCTGGCCAGTTTAGAATGATTCTAAAGTATATTTTTTTTAAAGCTGCAAGCAGCAAGCACTTGACAATTCATACTTATGGGATTATATAACAGTAAACAGAAAGGATAAAATGAACGTAAAAGAAGCAGCAGCAATAACCGGGTCGATGACTCGAACCTCTAAGATGCCAGGTTTAAGTTACAGCCTGCCAGCGTGGGAGTGTAAGACAGGAAGCAAGTTACGTAAAATAAAAAACTCTGTATGTTCGATGTGTTATGCATTGAAGGGTAACTACACCAGATACAAAGCAATTAAAGCGGCGCAATACGTGAGACTCGCAAGCTTAAAAAATGAGCTCTGGACCGCGGCCATCGTAACCCAGATCAAGCGCCAGAAATATTTCAGGTGGCACGACGCCGGCGACGTCCAGGATCTGGATCACCTAAACAAAATTTATGAAGTATGTAGACTAACACCAGGCACGAAGCATTGGATGCCAACACGTGAGGCGTGGGTGAAGGATCATCTGGACCGTGCACCGGCTAATCTGGTTATCAGGTTCTCGCCTCCTATGGTAGATATGAAAGCTCCCGATAGCTGGCCCAACTCTTCAAGCGTTATTTCAAAAGACCAAAAATGGTTTGGCGCAACTAGCGTGTTGTGTCCCGCTCCGAAGCAGGGCGGCAAGTGTGGAGATTGCAGGCAATGTTGGAATCCTGAAATAAAAAATGTTAGTTATTGGAAACATTGATATGTGGAGACATCCAAAGTATTATAAAGAATTACGCAAGCGTAATAAGCTGGCAGAATCCCGCCAACCAGTAGTGGGCGGCCAGCAACAATCCGATCCGGCAATTAGCGATGAAGCTTCGACGGAAGCGACTAGCGTTCGTCCGGGTCGGGGCCAAAGCGGCAAGCTTGCTGCCGGGCAGGGGATCGTGGGAAACCAACCGAGCTCCAAGCAGCAAGCCACAAGCACAAGTAAGCAGCAAGCAATTGAAGAAACAGTACCACACATCGATATCCAGGAAGCTGCAAGCGACGAGCGGCAAGCTACGAGCGAAGGTAAGCTGCAAGCTACGAGCAGCAAGCGTCAAGCATCTGAGTGAGCTGCAAGCAACAAGCGCTCTATATGTTGCCAATCATCTATTGCAAGGGAAGGCGTTTCGCGGTGATCTACTAGTAGACCGTGGATCGAGGAACTTTGATAAAGTTTCACGTGTCCAAGAGAGGCGTCTTGGACTATGATGAAATTACGTTTAGGACGAGTCATATGAAACAGTTTTTGATGTGCAGAAAAACTAATTTTAGGTCCTCTTGCTATCTTCATCTCACACATAAAAAAACCGCAATTATCATTGTATCCCAACAGATCAGGTGTTCCAAAAGATGACCAAGATTCCAGTCTAGTCCACTGTATTTTGGGTGTATTTTTTTTAATTTTTTGCCAAAGTTTTGACTCGGGTTTCATCGTACGTGGCCTTGTGCATTTGTTTAAAAATTGTTGTCCAAGGATTTAAATCGTAGTCCTTTACACAGCTAGATAACAGTATTAATATTATGATATATCTCACATTTGACTTGTACAGATTTGTACGATAGAAGTCAAGAATGGCAAGAACACCTATTTTAACTGATAGACAAAAGAAATTTGCAGAATTATTAGTATACAATGAAGGAAAGATGAGTCCTGCTGAATGTGCCCACGAAGCTGGTTACACATCAAGACCTAGACAAACAGCATCAGAACTTAGAAATCCTAGAGTATATCCTTTAGTTGCTAAATACATTGGAGAGTTAAGAGCAGAAGTGCAAGAGAAGTATGGTATTAACTTTGAGAAGCACATTACAGAATTAGCTAAGATAAGAAATGAAGCACTAAAGAAAGGTGCGTGGTCAGCAGCTGTGAATGCAGAAGTTGCACGAGGTAAAGCTGGTGGACTTTACGTAGATCAAAAACTCATTATGACAGGCAATGTTGATAATATGTCTGCAGATGAAATTAAAGATAGACTACGTAAAATCCTAGATGACAATAAAGAATTGATTAATATTACGCCAGATGAAGTTGAATTAGACAGTATAAAACTGCCAAAAGAATAAGCACTTGGTGCTTATCTAAAAATTCATTACAAACATCATACTGGTTTTTGTATGAATTAACGATTTCATAGTAAAATTCTTTAGCTTTATTAAATAGATTAGTCATTACATTTACACCTTTCTATGCCAAAAACTTTACTTATTAAGTTTTTAAGCTTTACTATTAGTTTTTTTACCATTTTTACTCCTTGTAATACCTTGTGGGTTTGGTCCACGTACTGGTGGTATTGACTGCCATTTTACATTAGGCATATTCTTTGTCAATGTAGGATTAAAGATTCTATTAAACTCTTTTTTGTACGTATCATTAGATGGTCTTGATCTACCATCATAACTAAATTTTTTATTTTTCATTTATCTTTTCCATTTTTACTATACATCCTCTTGGAAATACATTTCTATCTGAAAATAATTCATCATTCACCTCATAACTTGCAAATGTTCTAACATTTTTTCTATCCTTATTTAATAGATATGCGTGTGTTACCATTTCCGATGGCATAAAGCCAGATGCTGTATGTAAATCTGCGTGCCCGCTGTCGCCGGTAATATCCAACCACGTGATTTTATAGAAGTAATATCTTTTCTTCTTAATCATAACAGATTTGTATTTAGATTTCTTCGGACTTTTTGGCATAGAATCTTATACTATAAGAGAGATTTTTAGGCAAAAAAGTTTTTAAAAAAACAAAAAGGGTCGCGCGCGCCGAGTACAGGACTGTGCCACGCTGTGCCAGACCCCTTGGCACACACTTTAGCTAGTAATACCAACGATAATAGCTCAATTTTACCCTTGTGCCACTGTGCCACCGTCATTTTTTTGTCACTGAAAAAAAATAATAGGGTCAAAAATTCCACTTATGTTGGCACATCACTCGTATTTTTTTACTGTATTGCCTATTTTTATAGCTTTTTTGACTCCAGGACCTTGTATTTCTATGTGTGCGTAAGGTTTCCAGGCCTTAGTCATCAGATTTAGTTCTAAAATCAGATTCGACCATTGCTTCGAGGTTATCTTCTTGCCCACCACTGTTAGTTGCTTTGCCATAATCTATACACAATTTACCCTCTAAATGATCTAGTTCGTGCTGTATGCATCTTGCTTCTAGATCGTAAAAGGTTTTTGTGTGTTCTTCTCCTTTCTCATCTTTGTAGTTTAAAGTGATTCGTAGATGTCTTTCTACTTCACCTCTTTTGCCAGGTGCAGATAAACACCCTTCAAAATCTGTTAGAGTCTCTTCGGACTTTTTTGTAACTGTAGGATTAATAAAAGTTTGTGGACTTTTGCCAGCTCTAGTACAATCCATTACAAATATTCTACTGTGGTATCCTACCTGCACTGCTGCCAAACCTATGCCATAGTTTGAATACATAGATTTAATCATCCATTTAATAAGTCTTTTAGTTTTGTCATCAAGAGGAAATTTAACTTCTTCGCTTTTTGTTCTTAAAAATGTGTCAGGATATTTGACCAATTCAATGTTCATAGGTGCCTTCCACTCTCGCGTCCAGCACCTACGTGGCCATTATCCATTATGGATTCCATTAACTCTGTTTAAAAGTAGGTGACATAAATCTTTTTAAAGATTCTGTTTTAAGTACGACTCTTGCCGGCTCCGGCGAGTTTATTAACCTACTCTCCTGTAATTCTATTTTTCTAATTTCTTCTAGTCTTCCATCTAATGTTTCAATGTATATAGGACAATCAGATATAATTGTGCCCTTTTGATCGTTAGTGAATTTCCCTAGAACTTGTTGAAAGTCTCTTACTCTCATCTATTTTTCCTCCTATGTGTTTTACTAAATCATACCATTTCTTTCTCCACATCTCTTTTATTTCACCATTTGTTTTTTGGTACATTCTGTTTATATTATCTAGTCTTCTCATTTCGATGTCTATAATACTCATCTACTCTCCTTAACCATTTGTGTTTATATTTTTTATACTCTTCACCCTCTATAATAAATTCTTGATAAAAGT